GCCACTCCGCGACCTGATCCGGGGAACTGACGTCCGGCGGCAGTTCGATGAACCCCGCCGGCACGCTGCCGTCGGTGAACAGTTGCAGGAAATGCCACTGGAACCGCAGGTCCGTGTTCGCGGTGAGCAGGATCGACTCCATCGGCGCCAGGCCGAACGGGGAGTCCTCCTGCGGCCGGAACATGCGGTAGTCGATGTCCTGCGCCGTGTACCAGTTCCACGGCACCCCGTGGATCAACTGGTAGTAGGCGGGGCCCGGTGCGGCGGGACGGCGCCCGTGCTCGTCGATGTACGGCATCACGGTGGTGCCGTCGAGCACTTCCAGGCCGATGACCTCGCCGTCGAGGTTGCGGCGCCGGTAGAGCGGCGCCGCGTCGAACTTCAGGACGTTCTCCAGCCACCTGCTCAGCCAGTCCTCGTACGGCAGTTCCCGGTCGGGGAACGCGAGGGCGGCGCGCGCGGCGTCGATCGCGTCGTCGACGTCGCCGCGCGCGCCGTCGGCGGGCACGAACATCAACTCCATCGACCGCAGTTCGTCGATCTTGTGGTTGATGCACATGCGCGCCACGTCGTACGACTTGATGATCGCGCGCAGCGTGTCGAACGACGCGCGGTCCCAACTCTCGCGCGACCGCGTGGAGATGTTGACGGCGAGCGGGTAGTCGGTGCGCCGCGGCGTACCCGAGTACCCGCGGTACGGGTTGAGCGGGCGGCCGGGGCCCATCTGCGCCGAGCTGTCCATGCCGGCGCGGCCGAGGTACGCGTCGATGACGGCGGGCGTGGAGGGCGCCACGGAGATCCCGCCTTTGCGCAGCGCGGGGGCACCGTGTGCGGCGCGCTGGTTCGGGCGCGGCCGGGAGCGGCCTTTACCGGAGCGCTTCGCCATGTGCGGCGGCCCCCTCCCGGATGGATGCCGCCGTGACGCGCCAGTCGCGGGCCGAGGTCTTCACTTCGATGCCCTCGGTTTCGGCGCGTTGCTTCATCGCCGACAGGTACGCGTCGCCCTGGCCGGCGCGCAGCAGCATGCGCCCGAGGGCCTGGCTCGTCTCGTCCACCTGGTCGTCGTGCGTTCCGCGAGGGAACGCAGTCGCCTCGTCGATGAACACCTCGACGTCGAACAGCGCGATCTCGTCGTCGGGCAGGAACACGTTGCCCGCTTCGATGAACGGGGCGACCGCAGTGGCCCGGGCGTACTTCGATTCGGTCGGGTTGATCGCGATGATGCCTGGGATCTTCTTGCGCAGCGAGTCGATGACCGCGGTGCCGTTGGCCTTGTCCTCGACGACCTTCGCGGTGGCCTGCGGCCATTTCGCGCACAGAGCGGCGAATGCGATCAGGGTCTCGGTGAACGAGAGGCGCTTGCGGATCTGGTCGACCAGGAACACCTGCGCGCCGCGCCGCACCCACACGCCGATCGCTACGTAATCGGAGCCTTTTGTGTCCTTGAACGCCATGTCGGCGCTGATCAGGACTTCGTCACACTCGTGGATCAGGTACGCGGCCGGAATGTCCGGGTGCTGCGACCACAGCGGCACGCCGTAGCGGCGCCACCACTGGCGCAGCCACACGTTGCCCTTGTCCGGTGACGGGTGTCCCTGGTACAGGGCGGTGAACGCCCGGCTTCCCGCCTGGACGCGGATCTCGCGCCACTGCGCGTCGGTTCGCCCGCGCGCCGATCGGAGCCACTGACCGGGTTCGCGGCCGAGCGGGTCGCCCTGGCCTTTAGCCGGGTCGTGGTCGGCGAGCGCCGGGATGTTGACGACGCGCCAGCGGTGCCCGTCCTCGGCCTTCAGCAGCCGCCCAGCGAGGTCGTCCTCGTGCCAGCGGGTGAGCACCAGAATGACGGGCGCACCGGGGGCGAGACGGGTGGAGCCGACGGTACGCCACCAGTTCCAGACGCGTTCGCGCCACACCTCGGAGTCGGCGTCGTCCTGGCTTTTGATCGGGTCGTCGATGAACAGCACGTCCACCGGCCGACCGGTCAGGCCGGAGGTGAGGCCGACACTGCGCACGCCGCCGCGGTGTCCGTCAAGTTTCCAGCGGCGTGCGGCGCCATTGTCGGGGGCGATACGCAGGCCGAGGTCGAGCGTGCCGTCGTCCCCGCTGTTGCCCGTGACTAGGTCGCGGATCGCCTGCCCGAACTCCTCGGCGAGATCCTGTCCGTAGGAGGCGATCGCAATGCGCAGTTCCGGGTCGCGCAGCAGCAGCCACAGCGGGGTGGTGGTGGTGACCCGGGTGGACTTGCCCTCCTGCGGCGGCATGCTGATGATCACGCGGTCGGTGCGGCCTTCGGCCACATCCACGAGCACCGAGTCGATCAGGTCCAGCGCCGGGGTCTGGACGGTGCCGCGTTCGATCGCGGCAGCGAGCAGTCCCGGGGTTGCGTACTGCTTGCGCGCGTTGGCGCGGCGGACCTCGAGTTGCCTGCGTCTTAGCTCACGCAGTGTCTGGAGTTTCTCCAGCCGCAGCTCGAGCAAGCTCTTCGGCTGCGGCGCGGATCTGAGCGTCGAGGTAGTCAAGGGTGATCACCTCGTGCCGCGTGGGCGCGTCCAGGCCCATGAGCTTGGAGCGGCGTTCGGCGAGCCGGATGAGCCGGTCGATGGCGGCGAGGGTCGGTGCGGAGTCGAGTAGCGGCTCGCCGGGTTCGCCGTTCGGGCCCTCGGGGCCGCGCACGAGTTCGCCGTGCACCGTGTAGGCGTAGTGCGTGGACTCCAGGATTTCGATCGCGCGGGCCGTCAGGGCGTCGATCTGCTCGGACTGGATGCGCCGCAGTTCGTCCACGCTCTCGGCGGGAACGGCAGCCAGGGCGCGTTGCACAGCCTTGTACGCGCCCGACTCGGTCTCGTAGCCGAGGTTCCGAGCAATCTGGCTGTAGCTCAGGCCCCGGGACTTCAGTCGCGCGGCCTCGGTGTCGCGCTCGGCGCCTTCGAGGGTGCGGGTGAAGCGCCCGTCCTTTCCATGGTCATGGTTTGCCATGGTTGCTGCCCCCAGCGTCGCGGTTGGCGTGGGTCACTGTGCCTCGATGGGTTCGATGCGCAACTCGACCTGCTCGTGTCCGTGGCCGTCGTCTTGGCCGGTCGCGTAGTCGAAGAGGATCGCGGGCTGGTTGTCCTGCGTGTAGCCGCTGCGGAACCCGCCGCGCACCAGGGCGAGGTCGATGCCGCGCTGCGCGAGCCACCCCAACGCGACGGGGAGCATCGCGGGCGGGAACCCGAGGTCGGCGAGGCGCTGGCCCTCGGGGGGTTGTCCGACGATGCGCGGCGCTCGGGCGGGCGGCTGGTCGTCTCCAGTGCAGGCGCAGGCGCGCGGGTCCGTGCAGGTCTCTTGGTGTGCGTGGCGGCACACGTCGGGCGCGGGCTGGGCGGCGGCGCGTTCGCGGTGCTCGGCCGGCCGGGGGCTGCCATCAGGCTTCACGCACTGTGTGCCGGGTTCGGCTTTGCAGCGCGGGCACGGCGCGGGGGTCGTGTCGGGGTGCCGGCAGATCGTGCCGGGGTGGCAGTCCCCGCACACGCGCACGGCGATGGTGGCGTGCCCGTCGATGGGCCGTAGCCCTTCGGGTAGGGCGTCGTACTCGGCTTGGGTGGCGTGCCGCTGGTAGGCGGCTTCCACGGGTGCGCCGCACGGGCACGTATCCACGCTCGTCGCGGTCATGGTCGCCTCCCGTCAGTAGATGGTGATCATCCCGACCGGGAGTATCGGGATCTCCGGGTTGTCGGTGACTTTGACGAAGTACTGGTAGCTGCCCACCGCGAGTTGCACGGTGCCGCCAGGCCCCACGAGGCACTGCGCCATGTACTGGTTCGCGCCGAGCGTGACAGTGGTGTCCCACGTCGCGGTTTTCCAGTCGGTGGGCTGCGGGTCGGTGCCGGGGGCGATGAACGCCATCTGCACGGTGTCGGTGGTGGGGTCGCCTTTGAGGCAGGTGACGACGGCGGTGACGTACATGAGGCTGGCTGCGAGCTGGTTGATCACCTGTTGCCTCCCTCGCGGGTGGACCAGCGCGCAGCGGCGCGGGCGGCCCACCGGCGGGGTCCTTCGGTGGCGGACCAGCGGACGGCGGCGCGGGCCGCGGTGAGCGCAAGGATCCGTCCCGCTTGCGCTTGCGCAACGACGATCGACGCGGCAGCGGTCGCGGCGCGGGCCAGGGTGCGGGCGATGGTCCGGCCGAGGGCGGCTGTGCCGTTCGCTGCCACGGTGAGTCGTGCCGTGACGGTGCGGCTGAGCGCTGGGGTGCCCGTGGCGGGTGCCGGCAGGGTGCGGGCCGCAGTGCGGGCCAGGGCCATGGACCCTGTCGCAGTGGCCACGAGCCGCACGGCGCGGGTGGCGGCCGTGGACAGCGCGGTGGCCGCGGTGGCGGCCGCGGTCAGGGCGCGGATCAGGACGCGCTGCGGGGTCAGCGCCCCGTGACCGGTGGCCGTCGTGGTGAGCGGGCGGTTGACGGCCCGCGAGAGGGTCGCGGCGCCAGTCGCGGGCGTGGCGAGCGGGCGGGTTGCGCTGCGGGTCAGTGTCGCCGCGGCGTTGGCGGTGGCGCTCGTCGTTTTGGCCGCGCTGCGCTGGATCGCGGCCGTGCCGTTGGCGGTCGCGGCGAGTTGGATCAGGCGCGCCCGCAGCGCGGCGAAGGCGCTCGACGCGACGGCCGTCGCGGCGTGGGAGCGCGCGAAGGTACGGGCCAGTGCCGGCGTCCCGTCCGCGGATGCCGCCAGGGCGCGGTTGCTTGTGCGCGTCAGCGCGGGGCCGCCCGCTATGGAGGCGCCCAGTGTCTGGGCGGCCGCGCGGGCGAGCTTCGGCGACACGGTACCCGTGGCGCGGTATCCCGCCGCGAGCGAGCGGCCCACCGTGGGTGTGCCTGCGGCCGCCGCGGGTAGCGCCCTGCCCGCTAGCCGCGCCAACGCGCTGATGCCAGTGACTGTCGCGGCTGCCGGGCGCGTGAGGGTGCGCGTGAGAGACGGCGCGGCCGTACTGGACGCGGCGAGGGTGCGCGCCGCCTGCCGTCGCAGTGAGGTCGAGCCGGTGGCGGTCGCGGCGAGGGTGGCGGTGTGTGCGCCGCCGGCCAGTTTGAACGCGACCGCGACCGCGCCGCATGAGGTCGTCGATCCGGTCGAGCTCCACGCGTTGGTTTCGGTGCCGCCGGTGGAGTTGCCGTACGCGACCATGATGTTCGCGTCGTTGTTGGTGTTGACCGACTTGCCGTCGATGCTCCAGCCGCCGGTGACGCTGCTGGTCTCCGGGCCGCCGTCGTCGGCGAACACGCTGATGAAGAACTCGCTGCCCGCGGTGTCGGAGTAGGTGGGGGTGCACGCTCCGGTGGCGCCGAACGCGGTGGCCGCGGCGGCGTCGGTGACCGCCTGGATGCCGGAGACTTCGCCGATCCACACGCTGCCGACCACCGAGGCGGAGAACGTGACGGTGATCGTGGGTTTGGTGCCGACGTCACCGGAAGGGGTGGCGATGGCGTAGAGGGCGCATTCGCCCCGGACGTTGGTGTTGTTGAGGTTGACGACCCCGACCTGGGCGAAGGCGTTGAGCGCGGCGTCCTTGACACTGCTGATCGTGCCGGAGCCGGACTGGCCGATGGCGACGAGCAGCACGGTGCCGGAGGTCAGGTTGCTGGTGTAGGTGACGGGGATCGATGTTGACGCGGTGGTTTTTGTGAAGCTGTTGGACTGCAGCACCGACCAGGCCACGGTCGCCCCCTGGCTGGTTCAGCTAGCTGAGCGGGCCGATGACGACGCGCTGGCTCGCGCCGAAGACGTATGTGCCGGGGGTGGTGTATCCGCTCGGCGGGCTCGTCAGCGCCCCCGTGGTGTAGAGCTGGTAGAGCGCGTCGGCGTCGGCGAGCGCGCTGAACAGCGCTGTCGCGGATGCGGCGTCCATGTTGATCGGCGCGGCCTGCAGGTCGGCCGAGGAGTATGCGGTGAGCCACTGCCTGAAGTCGTGGCAGTCCCGCAGTGCGTTGCGTAGCGCGGTGAGTTTGGTCTGCGCGTTGTTGATGACGGACTGCTCTGTGATTCCGGCGATGAATCCGACGGCCATGGGGTTTCTGTCCTTCGGCGGCTGGGGTGGTGGCCTACTCGGTGGTGATCAGCGACCGTGACGGTCCAGGTGGTGGTTCACGCAGGTCAGGTCAGCTTCAACTGCCAAGTCGCCTGCAACGCGTCGCCGGTGCTGAGCGCCAACCCCGTGTAGCTGGCGTGCATGAAAAGATCACCGTTGTTGCCGCTGGTCCCGGGCGGGTTGCCGAGCGTCACCGGGTCGCTGTTCGCGATCGACGCGCTGGCCGTGGAGCCGTTCTGCCCGCGTGCCACCGTCAGCGACGTGGTTCCGGTGCCTGCGGTGACCTGCATGACTTCGCCGCGCACCTGGATGTAGGTGTTGTTCGCCGGGGTGTAGCTGGCGGCGACGGTGAGGGTGGTGCCGACGGCTGAGCCGACCGCCGTGCCGCCGGTGACCGTCGTACTGAACGGCTTGGTTGTCGCGACCGCGAGGATCGATTCGTTGATGGTCTGCCCGGACGCGCTCGTGATGGTGCCGACGACCTGGTAGGTGTCGTTCGTGGTGGTCGTGGTCACGACGCTGCTGGTGCCGGTGACGCGGGCTTCGGCGGCTTCGCCGAACGGCGCGACGTCGGTGGCTGCGGCGGTGGGGGCGGCGGTGGAGTTGCCCCAGCCGACAGCCTTGGGCGCGGTCGGGGTGCCGCCGTTGATCCAGGAGGTGATGAGGTCCTTGGCCCGGTTTGTGTAGACGACGACTGTTGCCAATGGTCAGCCCTCCTGGCTGCGGGCCGCGGCGTGGGCGGCGTCGCGGTTGGCGGCGTGGATGCGGCGCGAGGCGAGGCGGGCGCCGATGAGCGACCACCAGGCGCGTTTGATCGGGTTGCGGGTGATGACGGCGGTGCGGCCGAGGGGGGTGCGGGTGCCGTCGGCGCGGATGATCGTGAGGTGCAGTTCGGCGTCGGCGGGGATGTCGGCGGAGTGCACGCTCACGCCCCCGTCATGCGACTTGCTGCTTGGCGAGGCGGGCAAGATCGGCCGGAACGACGTAGCCGTTCCAGCGCCCGTCGTCGAACAGCTTCCAGCCGCCGAGTTCCGCGGCCCGGTCTGCGAGGGCCGAGCATATGAGGTGCCCGCTCGCGGCGATGTAGTCGCGTAGCCCCGGGACCGGCAGGTGTAGGCGGTGGGCGGCGATCGCGAAGTAGTCGGCGGCCGAGTAGCGGGTGCCCTGTAGGAGCCGGGCGGAATGGGCGACGGCCTGCCGGTATTGGTCGGGGCAGCGCAACCAGAGGACGACGCGGTCGTTGTACTCGGTGAGTTCGGCGAGGCGCGCGCCGTCGGGTCCGGGTTCGGCTTCGATGAGCAGTCCGTTGCCGACGTACACGAAGGCGTGGTCCCACGGGGCGAATCCGTCGCCGAGCAGGTATTCCCCGACGGAGATGAGCCGTCCGACGGGGCCGCGGATCGACGTGATGCCGATGTCGCCGAGCTGCGGCTCTACTGGGGTGGTCTGCGGGTCCACGTGCCGACGCCGGACAGGTGCAGGGCGAGACAGAACAGCCCGGCGAGGGTGAGTGCGCCGGGGGAGAGCCACGCGTTGGTGTGCGACGCGGACGCCTCGATGATGTAGCCGACGGCGAACAGGACGGCGGCGAGGATCGCGAACATCAGGCCCCCTTGGCTAGTTCGCACAGCACGACGCCGTTGTCCGCGTAGAGCTGATGGAAATGCGCCGTCGTCCGCGCGAACACCCGCCGCACGGGCGTACTCGTGAGCATGCGCATGTAGCCGAGCGGGTAGAT